TTTAACGGAAGTTACTACATCGTCGATGTTTCTTCCGCGACTACGTTTACGTATGCACGTCAAGGATACGACAACGTTGCCTATGGAGCTGACACCGGAACTGCTACAGTATCCAACGAGTCACGTGACAGTATTACCTTGACCGTGTCCTATAATGATGCGTATGCCTACGTAGGTTTTGTTGACCCAGGGACGTGGGACCTATATGCTTCACGACCAGATCCTGTAACTGAAGGAGAGGTTGAGACAGTTTATATTGCCTCAGGAAACCTTGCGCTTCGTCTTGGAAACGAAGTAATTCCTACTTATAACATCGGAGAGTAAACGTGGGAAGACTAATTGACGTATCGACAGTAGACTCAAGGGCATTAAACCTAAAGAATATGCTTGACAAGGTTCTTGAAAAGGTTGTAGAGGTTTACGAGGAGTATAACGTACCTTTGCCAAGTAGACAATTTTGGACAATGGGTGAGCCTGCGATTGACTGCGAGCAACTTGTAGTTTCGTTTATTCAGGTGTATCTTGGCCGACCTGGTGATGAGGCAAGTGAGCCGCAACGCTGTCAGATGCCTCGCTCCGCGGTGCTAACCATCTCAGTCTCAAGAGAGATCCCTGTAGTTGGAGTAAATGGAAAAGCTCCTACCGGAGAAAAGATTCAAGAAGCATCTGAGATTGCAGCCGTAGATGCGTGGATGTTTATGGAACTTATTAACAAGCTAGATCAATGGAAGGAAGAAGAGGGAGACTTTGGCCTTGGTATAATTGCAACAGCTGACTCTACAGGTTTTGATGGCGGTTTTCAAACAACTGCCATGCAACTTACGATAGCGGTGCCATAATGCCATTATTTGGTCTTATAAAAGACAGTCCAATAATTTATTATGGACAAAGGTATGCTCGTCGAGTAAGAAGAATGGGACGTGTTCGCCAATACCACTCTGTATTTGGAGGACGCGGACGAGGATCTACGCGTATCAGTCTTTCATTTGCAGGAACTGTGTTTCGTCGTCCAGTTTTAGATAAGTTCTTAAATAGCCCAACGGGACCTGTAGGAAGATATCTTTACGGACGAGGCTTACGTGTTCTTATCGCTGCTCGTGCTCAGGTTGGAGTTAAAACAGGTAGGTTGAAGGCATCACTTCATATGGAGCATAGCCGTAGAGGACCTGGCCAACAGGTAAAAATAGGATCACCATTAAACTACGCGCTTATACATCATGAAGGTTCGCGCCCGCACATAATTGTTCCAAGACGAGCTGAGACGCTTCGCTTCTCTGCAAGGGGAAGAATAGTCTATACTCGCGTTGTTAGGCACCCAGGAAGCAGGCCTAATAAATACCTCACCGATAACCTTTATTTGATAAGATAATAGAGTTAAGACAAACGTCTTAATAAAGACACTAACGCAATACGGAGGAAGAAAGATATGGCAAAGTTCAAGGACTTTGGTTCAGGGACAAGCACTGGTGAAAAAGAACCAGTAACGTTTATGATTTATGGAGAGACATTTAACTGTCGTCCAGAATTACAAGGAAAGGTACTTTTAGACCTAGTTGCACGCTCAAGCGGAGATGATCCAGCAGATGCAGCAAAGACAATTAGTGATTTCTTTAAGAATGTTCTTGTCGAGGAAAGCTACTCACGCTTTGACTCGCTTTTAACTGACCCAGACAAGATCGTTTCAGTTGAAACTCTTGGACAAATCAGCTCATGGTTAGTTGAGGTATACACAGCGCGCCCTACCGAGGGGCTAGAAGTCTCCTCCACTGGTGCGTAGATCTCTGGCCCTATGTTAATGGAAAGGCAATCGTGAACGGAATCAGACTCGCAGAAATGGAAGCGCGCGACATGCTTGACGTGCTTCACTATTTCTTTGAGGACGACATGTTCTACTCCTCTGCGGAGCAGGCTGAAGGTCGTGACCGTGCACGTCAACAAATCTACAGTCAGTTTTATGAGTCAGAGTATCCCTACGCAGTTAGCGCAGGAAACTCTATGAACGCATCGGGCGTTACCTCAAGGAACTTTGACGTAGCTGATGAAGAGTTGGTTCCTTTTGATCCACTTCAAAAGACACAGCCGACAAAGCCTTTCATGCCGCCAACACCAGTTAATGCTAAGTCTACTCAACCGTTTGGCTCTGTGTTAGATGGACCGTTAGGCGACTAGAAATGAAAATTAAAAGAAAGGAGGTGAGTATATGGCAATAGTAGGTGATGCATACGTTGTTGTTCGCGCAATTACCACTGGCTTTGAAGATGAAGTTCGTAATGCGGCTAAGAATATAAACTTAGATCGTGATGGACGACGCATCGGACAAACATTCTCCGGTGGTTTTGCAGACGGCATGGGTAAAAATTTACTAGCTTCCTTTAGAGGGTTTGAGCAACGAGCTCTAGGAGCAAGACGGCAGTTCCAAAGTTTAATTAGAACTGGTTACACATTAGGACCGATCTTGTCTCAACTTGTGTCAACTATTGGATCACTTGCTGGTGGATTCTTGTCTCTTGGTGCGGCTGTTCTTGCTGTAACGCCGTCCTTAGTCTCGCTTGTTGGCATATTCACCTCCTTAGGTCTTGCTGCCCTTGTCACAATGTCTGCGTTTTCAGGTGTAAGTAACGCCATATCTGCAGGACTAAAGAAGTCTGCCGCAGGATCTAAAGCTGATACTGCAGCTAAAGTTGCCGCTGCTCGTCGCCTCGAAGCAGCTCAAGAGAATCTTGTAGATGCAGATGAGCGGCTTACCGAGGCACAAAAAGATCTTAATGAAGCTCTTAAGGATGGCCGTGAAGAGCTACAGCAACTTGGCTTTGACGCAGAAGATGCAGCAATCAACGAGAAGAAAGCAGCACTTGAGCTTGAAAGAGCTCGTGAAACTTTAGCTCGTGTTCAAGACTTGCCACCTAACTCGCGCGCTCGCCGTGAGGCGCAGCTCGCCTTTGCGGAGGCAGAATTAAACTACAGAAAGTCAAAGGACCGTAATAAGGATCTACAACAGCAGCAAGCTGACCTTGTTGAAAAAAGTAAAGGTGTTAGTAGCGAGCTTCTTGACGTTGCCAAGGCAGCTTTTCCAGATGTGCAGGACGAAGGGCTGCTACGTCTTATCTCGGCTACAGACACAGCACAGGACGCTTTTAAGAATGTAAAAGACGCTGCAAAGGCAAAGGCACGCGCTGAAAGAGACGCACTGCGCGCTCAGGAGGAAGCTGATAGTGGGGCAGCTGGCGGAGCTGGAGTTGACAAGTTTGCTGACGCTCTTGAAGGTCTATCTAAGGAAGCTCAGGACTTTGTAAAGTTTATCGTAAACGAGTTCGTGCCTGCGCTAAAGAAATTACGAGATGCAGCTGCCGCAGGTCTTTTCCCTGGTCTTGAGGCTGGACTGAGAAGACTTATGGACGAGCTCTTCCCAGAGCTTGAGCCAATGTTCACTGATCTGGCAACTGCGGTTGCAGATGCGTTTAACAGTATTGTTGACGCAATAGTTGATGTTGAAAATAAATTAGACCTTGCTAAGGTATTTGACCAAGCAGAGTACGTCGTTCGTGGATTTGGTAGAACTTTTGGAAACGTATATGACTCTATTCTTTCACTTCTTGTTGGAGCAGACTCACAAACAAGAAGATTTGTTGATTTCCTAGAAAAGAAGACAGGCGAGTTTGCCAAGTTCTTAGATCTTAAGCAAGCATCAGGCGAGCTTGACGCATTCTTTAAGAAGTACGGCGATATTACTGCTCAGATGGGCGCTGTGTTAGGCAACGTAGTAAGCACGATAGTTAACATTATAGGGGCAGCCTTTACGCCAGGAGGCGGAGGCTACCTGGTAATTGACTGGCTAAAAGAAGTAACCCAAGGTTGGGAGGACTTCTTTGCGTCGACTGAAGGCACGGAGTGGTTAAGAGCAACAACAGAAAATTCGATAGCAGCTCTCTCGTCTCTTGGCGCTTTTATCAAGGAAATCTTAAAGGCAGGCGCAGATCCAAACGTTGCTAATTTTTGGAACATATTAAAAGAAGCCGCTCCTTCATTTGGTTCGATGCTTACCCAACTAAACGCAGCAGGGCCTGCTTTTGCCGAGTTTGTAGTCACACTATTTAAGTTTTTAGATGTAACACTTTCAACAGGCGCGATTCAAACATTCTTTAACACCCTTAATACCGCTCTTGGTGCTGTTGTAAATGTACTGTCTGAACCTGCAATTAAGAAGTTGTTTGACGCTGGTTCTAAAATTCTTGCGTTCTTCTCGGCTTTAGGATTGATAATCGGCGTAGTAAAGTTCGGGTTCTTTGTTATTAGTGGAACAATCCTTACAGTTGTTGGCGTATTCCAAAAACTAGGTACGGCAATACAGCTTATTAAAGGGACATTCGGTGCACTGACAATCATACTTAAGATTGGACTTGCTCCTTTAATTGCAATAGCTGCTGCAATAGCCGCATTCATTGCAGTGATAGTTACTGCCTACACTCAAAGCGAGATATTTAGGGAATCCGTTGCAAAGTTAATTGACGCTGTAGGAACAGCGCTAAAAGGGGCATTTGATACAATTAAAGGCGCGTTTGAAGAGTTAAAGCCAGGACTAGAAGGAGTTAGTGAAGTATTTAAGAAGATTGGTGACTTTATTGGAACATACATAGTTCCACTCTTCCAGTTTATTTTAGTTGGTGCAATTAAGGTTTTTGCTGAAGCAATCGCGCTTGGTGTAAGAGTCCTTAAAGGTTTTTGGCAGATAATCACAGGAGATCCAATTGAAGGTATAAAAACTATAATTGGAGCCATTGGAAAATTTATAGTAAATGGGCTGGTAGGTATTTTTAAAGCGGCAAGAGACGCTCTTGGAAATATTCCTCTGTTTAACTCTATATTAAACGGAGCTAAATCAGCATTTGGAGCTATAGCAAGACTGTGGAACGCTACCTTTGCAAAAATTAAGTTTACAGTTCCTGGCTGGGTGCCAGGTCTTGGCGGTAAAGGTTTTGCTGTTCCACCGATTCCTGGTTTTGCGGAAGGCGGAGTAATTCAACCTCAACCAGGAGGAGCAATTGTTCGCGTTGCCGAGGCTGGTCGTCCTGAGCGTATTGAGCCACTTGATAGTCAAGGCTTATCACGCCGTGACCGCGCAATCGTAGCTCAACTATCAGGAAACGGTGGCCCTGCAAACATCATAAATGTCTACCCATCAGCAGGCATGAACGAGACAGAACTTGCGGCGATGATTGACCGCACACTTGCATTTAGACTACGTCGCGGAGGCGCATGATGGCACAAAGAAATAACTTAATTGTAAATCCGTCATTTAAGACTGACACAACAGGCTGGTCTGCTACGGGTTCAAGCACAATCACACGTATAACAACTGAGTATTTTTACGGATCGTCTTGTTTAGAGGTTACTAAGGCAGCAGCCTCGAACTCAGGAGTGGTAACTGCAAGTCGTATTCTTGTTACCACAGGACTTTCATACGCCTTAGGAGCCTATGTAAAGATACCTGCTGCAGCTCAAACAGGGACTTTATCTGCTGACGTTATTTGGTATAACTCTGCATCCGCAGGATCAGTAATATCAACATCAAACTCAGTTCAACTTGAGGTCATTGGCGGAGATGATTGGGTAAGACTTACTGGAGTATTTACCGCGCCTTCTGGTGCGTTAAGTGCGCTCGTTAGAGTCATTCAGCCTACGTCTGGCTCGGCAGGACAAAAATTCTTAGTAGATGCCGTGTTATTCGAGCAGGCAACGTATCTTAACGAATACGTAGATGAGCCAAATCAAGCTCAGGAAACTCAAAAGGTAAATCAAGCCTTTCGTCCTGTTCCGTATCCAAAGATCACTGGGCTAAAGCTAAGTGCGGACGTAAGCATTGGCTCACTTGTGCTTAACACAATTGACGAGGACGGCGTAGTTTGGATTTGCACCGACATTGAAGGTTGGTGGAATCATCCAGAGCCGGATATTGAGGATATTCCTCGCGGTTGGGGGGATGGATCATATGATGTACGCGGAAGATATGCGGCAAGACAAATTACACTTAATGGAGTCTTCTTGCCACCAAGTCCAAGTTACGTAAAGGTAGCGCGTGACAAGTTAATCACAAACACAGATCTTGTTTACGTGGGTGACTGGTTAAAGACAAACGAG